GGCTGTCGAAGCAGTGGAACTCAGGCGTGAAGCTCTCACGGAAGACGGCAGAGCCAGAGGGGTCGTTACCATACTGGGCGTCAACGTAGCGCTTCACCCACTCGACCGACTGCCCGCGCGCGAGGCGGTCATAGTACTCCCGCCCACCGGGGAGGTTGGGGATGTTCTCTGCGAACGTCGTCCGGCCCCCCGGCTGCTTGAATAGCTGGTAGTCTGGCGGCAGGGTGAACTCAAGCAACTGATGCCAGTCACCGCCTTCGTTCGGGAAGTTGCCATCCATGATGAGGCCGAACCACGATGGCCCGCCCTTCGCGCCAGAGGGGTAGCGGCCCAAGCGGCCTAGCAGCGAGGGGACAATGGCAGGATCGATCTCAGGAAATTCGTTGATCCATGCGCCGGTCAACTGCATCGAAAGCAAGCGCCGCTGGTCCTGTTCGTCGTCAAGCGGGATCAGGTGGATTTCAGCGCGGATGTCCTTGTAGCTGATGTAGATCGTATTCTCCGACACCTTGAACTGGGTGACGGGAGCGACCCACGTGTAGAACTCCTTGAGGACGGTCTGCTTGATCTGCTGGAGCGTCTGCCGGACGATGGCCCAGCGTGTGTGGCGCAGCCCGTCCTGTGGCGAGGGAGCCTGTTCCGCCGCGCGCCGCATGATCTCCATGAGGCAGCCCGTGGACTTGCCAGAGCCGACCGGCCCGAGAATGATGCGGACAAAGCTGTTGGACAGCATAAAGCGCTCCACTGTGGGTGGAGCATCAAAGACCATTTTCGTGCTCATTCTGGGATACCTAAATCGTCGTTGGTTTGATCGATGGGGCCGCGCATGCGCTGGGGAGCCGGGGCTTCCTCTTCGGGCGTCACGTCAATGACCGGCTTCTCGCTCTCGTAGGAGACGTGGGCGTTCTGGCCGATGTTGATCTGGAGGGTGAAGCCACCCCCGCCCTCCGATACACCAAGGACGCCGGTCTTCGGCTCGCCCATGCCCGCGATACGGGCCAGCAGCTTGCCGAGTTCCACCCTCTGGGAGAGGGCGATCTTCCGGTCACGCAGGTCGCTGTAGGCGTCGGCAAGCCACTCCTCGACCACGATGCCAGCCTTGAGCTTGGTGCGCTCGCTGGTATTCTGGGCAGAGTTCCATGCGTCCGTCTCAGCTTTGAGGTAGGCGATGAAGCGTGGGTTCTCCCTCCAGCGGGCGAACTGGAACACGTCGATCTGGAGGTCTCCGAGGATTTTATCAAGGTCGTAGATGCCCATCGCCAAGTTTCTGGCAACAAGACGCATGGTGGCGTCAAGATCATCTTGCGAACCTAGAGACAAAGTGGCATTCATGGTGTATGGTCTCTTTCACAGTGGGATTACCACGCAAGGTAACATTAGGCGAGCAATATGGCAAACGTTCCTCCAAATCATAACAAGGGCCTTTTGAGAGTAGTTGGCAACGCCCAGTTGGACGAAGCCAAGGCAAAGCAAGACAAGGCGTATGCGGACCAGAAGGCCGCAGAGGCACAGCCCTCGCAGATGGAGAACGATCTAGCCGGATACGTCCGCACCCAGTGGGAGCAGATGCGTCGGCACCGGAACAGCGCCAGCGGGTGGAGCGAACGCCTCATGCAAGCGCTCCGCACCTTCAACGGCGAATATGACCCGGAGAAGCTGGCGGAAATCATGCAGTTCGGCGGCTCCCAGATCTACGCGCGCATCGTTGCCATGAAATGCCGTGGATCGTCCTCCTTGCTCCGGGACATCTACCTCGCTTCCGACCGCCCGTGGGCAATCGATCCCCCGGCTGATCCTGACGTACCGCAGGAGATCATGGCGAAGATCGCCAACCTGATCGGTATTGAAGTGCAGACTATGGAACAGGCGGGGACGCCCCCGGAGCCAGCCCAGATCCGTGACCGCTTCGCCCAGCTTACGGAGGCGGCGCGCGGCGCTGAAGTCAAGGCAGCCCGCAAACGGGCCAAGATCGCACAGGACAGGATCGATGAACTTCTCGAAAGCGGTGGCTTCTACAAGGCGCTGGCCGAGTTCATCGTGGACTTGCCCCTATTTCCGTTCGCGTGCATCAAGGGGCCAACCGTCAAGATCGTCCCCACCGTCAAGTGGACGAACAACAAGCCGCAGTCCGTCACAGAGCCACGGATGGTATGGAGCCGCATATCGCCGTTTGACCTCTGGTGGACACCCGGAGTGGCTGACATCGAAGATGCTGCCGTAGTTGAGCGCTCGCGCATCACGCGCGCCGACCTCAATGACCTTCTCGACCTCCCCGGCTACAACACAGAACAGATTAGTGCAGCGCTGGGTGCCTATGGCCAGTCGGGTCTCGTGGAAGCCATTGACGGCGGCGAGAGCGAGCGCGCGGTCTACGAGAACCGTGAGAACCCCAACCAGAACAACTCCCTGATGATTGATATGCTTACCTACACAGGTAACATCCAAGGTCTGCGGTTGCTCCAGTACGGCATGTCACCCCAAGACGTTCCCGATCCGATCCGGGACTACATGGTGGAAGTCTACATCGTTGGCCGGTACGTCATCAAAGTGCAGATGTCGCCAAGCCCGCGCAAGCGCCATCCCTACTACATCACGTCGTTCGAGAAGGTACCGGGGACCGTCGTCGGCAACGCCCTGCCGGACATCCTCTCCGACATTCAGGAAGCGTCCAACGCCACCCTGCGGTCGCTCCTCAACAACATGGCCATCGCGTCCGGCCCGCAGGTTGTCATCCGCGACGACATGACGAACGGCAGCCAGAACAGCGATGTCCTCTACCCGTGGAAGCACTGGCACGTTCAGGGCGACATGATCGGTGGACAGGGGCAGACGCTCAAGCCCGTAGACTTCTTCCAGCCCAACTCGAATGCCCAAGAGCTTCTTGGGATCTACACCAAGTTTGGAGAAATCGCTGATGAGCTATCTGCTATTCCTCGCCATATGTCTGGGGCCAACCCCGGTGGTGGCGCTGGTCGCACTGCGTCCGGCCTCGCCATGCTCATGGGCAATGCGTCGAAGATACTCCAGACGGTAGCCGCCAACGTGGACCGGGATGTCATGGACCCGCTGCTTCTGTCGCTCTACGACATGATCATGCTGACCGACCAGACCGGTATCCTTAACGGCGACGAGAACATCCGTGTCATGGGTGTCAACGTAGCCCAGCAGCGCGAGACCCAGCGTCAGCGCCAGCTTGAGTTCCTTCAGATTACTGCGAACCCGATTGATGCCCAGATCATCGGCATTCCGGGTCGTGCCAAAGTCCTTCGCTCTGTTGCTAGTGAGATTGGACTTGACGGCGAGGGGATTGTACCCCCAGATGATCAACTGGCTGCATCTATCCAACAGACGCAGCAATCAGGGGTTACTACCCCGCCCGCACCTTCGTCTGGGGGACCGCAAGCTCCCCAGCCGGAGAACGGACCACGCGCCAACGTCACTTAAAGGAGCTAGACATGGCACTTCCGGCAGTTATGAAGAACAAGTCCAAGGGCGTCAAATCCGCCTCTGGCGCAAAGGCTGGCCCCAGCAACGTCATGATGGGTCGCCAGAACACTGGTCCGCAGAAGGCGGGCGTCTCCTCGCAGGAGCAGGGTAGCGGCAAGTCCAAGGGCCTCGGTGCCAAGGGCGGCTCCACCAAGATGTTCGGCAAGCAGACTGTCAAGCCGCAGAAGCCCTCGTAACCTCGGAGGTAACAATGGCCGACGCACCCAAGGGCGTGCCGCCAGTTAAGGCGAGCAAGTCCATCAAGAAAGAAGCCCTCACCCCATTTATGAGGGCCGACACTGGCGGCGATCAGTATGACCGCCAGCGGTCACAATACGGGAAGGATGGACCGCCGAAAGCCGATCCATTCTCTGAATAAGCCATGCAGCAGCAAGACACCCTCAAGCAGAAGGCCGCAAACATCGCGAAAGTCCTCCCAGATCAATGGCGGGACTTTTGTGATGCTCTTGCTGGCTATACCTCAGTCCACCAAGAAAACCTCCTCAAGTCGCCGTTGCCAGAACTTCCGGTAAACCAAGGCCGCGCTCAATCGCTGACCGCGCTCACTCGGATGCTGAAAGAAGTTATGAACGCCGACAAACCCAAAGGATAACGACTATGGCCTACCGCCCCCAAGGCAAGCACGCTCCGATTGACGAGAGCGTAGTTCTACCAGCCGCAATTCGTGCTGCGTCCGCGAAGTCCGACGCACTGCACAAATCTGTTTATTCCCCTGAACAGCAGGTACCAAATGGCGAAGATGGGAAAGCGCAGACGCCCGAACCTGAAGTCAAGGCAGCGCCGGAACCGGAGGCCGCAAAGCCTACGTCCGAAGCACCTGCTGCTGGCTCGGATTGGGAGCATCGCTACAATTCCATGAAGGGTCGCAACGACAAGAACGAGAAGACGATTGCCGACCTCCTCGGTGAACTCAACTCCTTGCGTAACGACGTGGCCAACCTCAAGCGCCAGCCCACCGCAGAGCCGGTGCGGACGGCAGAGAACACTTTCAAGAAGATCACAGCCGAAGAGCGCGAAGCTTTTGGCGACGACTTCATTGACGTTTCGGCGCGCGCGGCGCGCGAACAGATCGATCCAGAGATCGCGGAACTGCGGTCGAAACTGGCCAATCTGGAGCAAAATCTGGGCAACGTGGCCAAGACCACGCACGACACTCAGACACTCACCATGAACCAGACGCTCGACAGGGAACTGCCGAACTGGAAAATAATTAACAGAGATCCGAAATTTCTTGCGTGGGTTAACTTGCGTGACCCTTATTCCAATGCTATACGTGTAGAAATGATGAGGGCAGCACACGCCTCGGGCGACGCCCAACGGGTGCTGAACTTCTTCAAAGGTTTCCTCGCTGATGAGGCTACCACGGCACCCGCAAGCCCAACGCCGGACGTTACCTCTGAAGGTAACAAAGTCCCGCTAGAGAGCTTCGCGGCTCCGGGTAGAGCCAAAGCTTCGGCGTCTGCGGCCCCGACCGCTGGCCCCGATGATAAGGAAATCATCACCCGCGCCCAAGTCCAAGAGTTCTACAAATTGGTCAATCAAGGCCATTATCGTGGACGTGACGCAGAGAAGGCCGACCTTGAAACTCGGATCTTCAATGCTAACAGGGATGGGCGCATCCGCTAATTTCCTTCCCCTTTGGAGAGATCCATGACGTTTCCTGTAGCTGGTGCTGGCACCACACCCCCGATCTACCCAGTCGGCTCGACCGGCAACGGACTTGAAGCTGCTGGCTTCATCCCCGAAATCTGGTCTGGCAAGCTGATCGAAAAGTTCTATGCCGCCACTGTTCTCGCCGCCATTTCCAACACGGACTATGAAGGCGAAATCAAGAACAAGGGCGACACGGTCAAGATCCGCACGAAGCCGACTGTCACCATCAAGGACTACCGCGCTGACGGTCTGCTCGAACTTGAGCGCCCGAAGGGTTCGGTCCTCGACCTCGCCATTGACAAGGGCAAGTACTTCAACACCATCCTTGACGATGTCATGGAAGTTCAGTCCGACCTGAACAACATGTCCATGTGGGCCGACGACGCGTCGGAACAGATGAAGATCGTCGTGGACACCGAAGTGCTTCTCGGTCTCCTTGGCAAGGCAGCCGCCACCAACCGTGGCGCGACCGCTGGCAAGATCAGTGCTGACATCAACCTCGGCGTCACCGCAACCGGCCCGCTGGCAGTTGTGCCGGACAATCCGGGTGCTGGCGAAGTGTCCATTCTGGATGCCATTCTCCGTCTGGGCCAAGCCCTTGACGAGCAGAACATCCCGGAACAGGGCCGCTGGATCATCATGCCCGCTTGGGCTTCCACGATGATCAAGATGTCGGAACTCCGTCAGGCGTACCTGTCCGGCGACAGTGTATCGATGCTCCGTAACGGACGCCTCGGCATGATCGACCGGTTCACCCTGTACGTCTCGAACCTGCTCCCGCAGGGTGTCGCTGCTGGCCTCGCTGCCGGTGAAAGCGCCATCTACGCCGGTCACAGCCACGGCCTGACCTTCGCATCGCAGATCAACAATGTTGAGAGCATGCGTTCGGAACAGACCTTCGGTACGATCCTGCGCGGCCTTCAGGTCTACGGCTGGGGCGTCATCGACAACATCGCTATCGCACAGGCCATCGTGACGAAGGCATAAGTTACCTCCCAAGGTAACCTAGAGAGGGGCCAGCCATTGTGCTGGCCTTTCTTTTACGGTACAGTTCGCCCAACTGGAGAGCTATCGTGTCCACAGTCCAAGACTTCATCAACACCGCCCGATTTCAGCTTCAGGATGAGCTTGACCAGCCCTACCGTTACAGTAACGACAAGTTGGTGATGGGACTGAACATCTCGTTCGATGAAGCCTTCCGTATCCGGCCCGACATCTTTGTCCGGCAAGACCTCCCAGTTTACTCTGCTGCCGCCCTCGGAACGACCGTGATTTACCCCAGAGGCTACTTCATGGCGTTCGTCTA